AGGTTATTGGAAGATTTATCGCGTAGAGACAGCACAATTCTTTCGGAATGTGGNAGTCATAACAAAATACATGTTGCTAAACTTCTTATGGAGATAACCAATCAACAATCAAAAGATTTAAAGGTTATTGAATAAGCATGAAACACCAAGTTGTAGGTTATATCAGGGTCTCATCACAAGGACAAAATACTGCTAGGCAGTTAGTGGGAATTGAAGTGGATAGGATATTCACGGACATTATGACAGGTAGTATCAAATCACGCCCTCAGCTTGAAGAGTGTCTTAAGTATGTGCGTGAAGGAGATACTTTAGTTGTTGACAGCATTGACCGGCTTGCTCGAAACCTTCGCCATCTCCAGGAGATACTCGATGAAATGCGCGAAAAGGGTGTTTCTGTACGATTTATCAAAGAAAACTTACTATTCACATCAAATAGTGATGGTATGTCTACACTAATGCTTCATATGATGGGTGCCTTTGCTGAGTTTGAGCGCACAATGATACGTTCAAGACAGAAAGAAGGCATCGAGCTTGCATTGCGTGAAGGTAAAAAGATGGGAAGACCACCTGTACTCAATGGAAAGCATAAGAAACAGGCCAAAGAATTACACTCACAGGGCATGAGTATCAGAAAGATTGCGATGACCATGAACGTATCTCGTGGTTCCATTTACAAATTATTGGATATGCCACTAAAGAAATGAAGGACATTAACAAGATGCGATTGGGCGTCTTGCGTGAGCTTAAGAACGTACATAAGTTCTTGGATAACATGGAGCGTAGCGTGAAGACCCGAAATCCCGAGGTGGTACAGAGGGCATATATGTTCCTTGTTCACTTAGTGAGAGAGATGAATGAGGGCTGCTTAACCCCAAACAATATAGCGCTTGATGTGGAGTTAGCGCAGTTGCTTAGAGAGGATGAAGATATTGATGTATTACATATTGGATAAGGATAAAAACACTGTGCCGTGTGATCTCATGGAGTGGTCTAAAATGTTTGAAGACCAAAAAGGTAGACGTGTTGATTGGACTGAGATAGGAGATTATGAGATATCAACTGTCTTTCTTGGATTAGACCATGGTTACGATGGAAGACCTCTTCTGTTTGAGACAATGATATTCGGCAAAAAAGGCAGCCCAGGAGATGAGTATCAAACTCGTTGTTCCACATACCAAGAGGCTAAAGAAATGCACAAAGCAGCCATAAAATGGATAGAGGAAGGGTGTAAAGATGAATAAGTGGATTAGTGTAGAGGAAAGATTACCACCCCAACGGCACGAAGCTTTATGAAAGAAGCAATTGACAGGGAAGAGCTGGCTTCAAATCTACGTTCGAGTTTCCTAGAGTTTACAGAGTTCTTCTACCCTATTTTGACAGGTCGTAAGTTCATTGTATCAAATCCTGTAGGTAGAGAATCTCATCATATCACTATAGCGCGGGCACTTACCTGTGCTTCACGACTTGAAATTGCTAATCATCGTTTACTTATAAACATTAGTCCCGGGTCAGGAAAGTCTACTATGTTATCGATGTGGATAGCATGGACAATGGCAAGTTATCCTGATGCTAGATTTCTTTATATATCCTATTCAAAAGTGCTTGCAGCGAAGCATACAGAAACGATTAAACGAATTATGCAATTATCTCATTATCAACATTTATTCAATGTAAGGATTAGACATGATTCTAAAGCGAGAGAATATTTTCAAACTACTTCAGGTGGAGCTGTCGCGGCTTTTGGTAGCGGCGGAGCAATTACAGGCCAAGATGCCGGATTACCAGGTCTTGGGCGATTCAGCGGAGCTGTCATTATTGATGACGCTCATAAGCCTGATGAAGTGCACTCAGATACAATTAGACTTTCTGTTATCGATAATTACAGAGAAACAATCCAACAGCGTGCCCGTGGGATTAATGTCCCCTTCATTTTCATCGGACAAAGACTCCACGAAGACGACCTAGGGGCCTACCTAATCTCAGGAAAAGATGGGTATGATTGGCAGAAAGTTATCCTCAAAAGTATCGATGATGCCGGCAACGCACTTTATCCAGAAGTTGACCCTCTTGATAAACTTCTAAAGAAGCAAGAAACAGACCCTTATGTCTTTGCTAGCCAGTATCAACAAGACCCAATCCCCGCAGGTGGCTCGCTCTTTAAACCAGAATGGTTTATTCTACTGGATGAGGAACCAGAAATACTTGCAACTTTTATTGTTTGTGATACAGCCGAGACTTCTAAAAGCTGGAACGATGCCACGGCCTTCAGCTTCTTTGGTGTCTATCAAATTGAAGAATTTGGTAGAAAAACGAACGATTATGGTCTTCATTGGCTAGATTGTGTTGAACTAAGGATTGAGCCTAAAGACCTAGAGATTAATTTCCTGGACTTTACGCAAGAATGTATGAGGCACCCTGTCAAACCTGCGTCAGCATGGATTGAGAAGAAGTCTACAGGGAGTACCCTTGTTAGTGTATTGAAGGAAAAAATGAGGACGATTCAAATCAGAGAAATAGAGAGAAACCGTTCATCAGGAAGCAAAACAGAACGCTTCTTGCGCACGCAGCCGTATGTGGCTGGCAAAAAAGTGTCTCTTACACGAAATTGTAGGCACCAAGCATTGTGTATTGATCACATGTCCAAGATAACGGCTAATGAAGTCCACCGATGGGATGACATAGCCGACACGCTATCGGATGGCATAAAGATTGGATTGATTGATAAAATGTTAGTAAGCAGCTACATTAACCAGCAACAATATACCGAAATTGCTAAAACAATCACCAGTACGCAGACTAAAATTAATAGATTAAGGAAAAGTGCTTATACACGATAACTAAATGATATACAATTAAAACGTTAACAAAAGAGAAAGGATTTCTCTTGTAAGGAGCTACAATGAGTAAGGATGTAGCAAAACGTTATCAGGATAATCTAGCGCGCATCAAGAAAGTAGTGCGCAATACCCATGATTATTTCAAAGATAACTATGACCGCTATAACGAATTTAGAAAGTTCGTCTTTGAATCATCACTAACCGAAGATGAAATTACTCTGTTGATGACTATGAATCGGCCTCAGTTGGAGTTTAATGTCTTAGAAGCCTATCTTAGCAGACTTTTAGGTGAGTTTTCAAAGCAAGAACCGGATATTGAGGTTAATGCTTATGATGAAGACAAAGCCGATCCTATCACCATCAAGGTTGTCGAGCAACACTTGAAGCATGTCTTCATGGACAATGATAACCAGCACCTACGCTATGAGGTTTACAAGGACTTATTGTCCGGTGGCTTCTCGGCTGTGAAGGTGTTCACCGAATATGAACATCCCATGTCGATGAATCAGGTGATAAAATTTACCAAATGTGAACCAACATTGACCGGTTTTGATAAGATTTCAAGACTATCCCACAAAGGCGATGGTCAATTCTGCTTTGAACTCTTCCCCAAAGATAAAGAGGAGTTCTTAGACGAGTACCCCGATGTTGCCATCAACACTTTAAGCTTCCGTCGTGATTTTGCAGGCTTCAACTGGTCTTATCAGAACGATAACAGTCAGATTGTGGTCGTGTGCGACTATTATGAGAAAAAGCGCAAGGAAGAGACCATCGTTCAAGTGCGTGATGGCCGTGTCATGACCCAGAGCCAGTATCGAAAGATGCTTGATACCTGGAATGACATTACCGTACCCCCTGGAACCATTGGAAAACCAAGGAAAACCCTACTGGACAAGATTGTACGCTACCGAATTATTGAAAATCAGGTCATAGAGCACGAAGATACCGACTTTACCTTCCTTCCTATCGTCTTTATTGACGGTAACTCATTGATGGTGAAGACTCCACTTAACGGCAACATCCGACAAGTAACGAGGCCATATGTCTACCATGCTAAGGGTGCGCAGCGTCTTAAAAACTATGCGGGTATTAGTCTTGCGAATGAAATCGAGAACACTGTACAGCATAAATTTATGGTTGCGAAGGAAGCTTTACCGAAAGAAGAGCAATTTCTTGATGCTTACAAGGACGTCCAGAAAGAGTCCGTTCTCGTCTATAACTCAGTCCATGAGTCCAACCCTGAGATGCCAATTAATAACCCAATACGTGAAGTACAGCGTGTGCCGGCACCTCCAGAGATTGCGCAAGCTTTCACCGGCTCAGATTCGCTTATTCAAAACGTGCTGGGCTCCTATGATGCTTCTCTCGGCATTAATAATAACCAGCTATCAGGTATTGCAATCGTGGAAGGTGCTAGTCAGTCAAATGCTACTGCTATGCCTTACATTGTGGGCTGCCTCCAAGGGTTCCAAAGACTAGCGCAAATCTATGTCGATTTAATGCCTAAGTACGTCGTCACTCCAAGGACAATCCCGATACTCGATGAAGAAGGTCGACGCCACTTTGTTAAAGTCAATCAACCAGGGGGAATGCCCGTGGAATTTGACTCTAATGTGCTCAATGTGGCGATGAAGGCCGGCGCAAGCTTCCAGGTTCAGAAATCTCGTACCATCATGATGGTCAAAGAGATTATGGGTATGTCACCGCTCTTTGCTCAGTTTATGGCAGAGAAAGGCTTGAACTTTATCCTTGAGAATATGGAAGGCAAAGGCATTGAAGAGTTGAAGCAGCTTACTCAAGAGTGGGTACAACAGTACCAGCAAGAGAAAGCCCAGGCACAACAAGCACAACAACAAAACCCTGCTGCAATGAAGGCGCAAGTCGATATGGCTAAAATGCAACAACAAGGCCAGAAGAATCAGATGGACTTCCAGCTTGATATGGCGAAGCTCCAGCAAGACCAGCAGAAGTTGGCCGCAGACTTGCATTTAGGCAAAGAATCGGCCAATGTACAGTTAGTTAAGGCAATGACTGAGAAGTTTGCCAAACAGGTTGACCTTGAGTTAAAACATGCTGATATGAAACATCGTCACATGAAAGAGTCAATAGAGACGCACCATAACATACGACAATCACATGAGAAGCACAGAGCAAGAGCACATTGAGAATAGGTACCCAGACGGGTATAGTGATTCGATTACATTTGAGGAGTTTGTCAAGGAACTGACAGGCTCTACATTTGAACAAGTTTACAAGGACTATTTAATTCACGGAGCGAATTATGAACGGGAAAGTTACCTGGAATGACCTACATTCTGCCACATTCAATGAGCTAAAGAAAACCTATAAGCTCAACGACCGCCAACTTGAGAATCAAGTACGACGCCACTTGGACGGTGCTAATGCTAATGACCGAAGGGACGTGTACAAAACAGTTTGGGATAAAAGGAAATAATCATGCCTTTTAAGTCAAATAATGCTATGATTGATTACTTTTATTTAAAAGGTAATATTATGGTATTTATTTCTCAAAACAAAATACGAAAATGCAAGTATTGCGATAATCCTCCTAAAGTAAATATGTCCTCTGGAAGGAATAAAGGCTATTACAAAACTTGTGGAAGTGAAGTCTGCTTGCGTAAGCAATATGATGATAAATTTGTTAATGAAGCAAAACGACGACTTAATAATCCAAAGGATTTAGTTTGTATTTGTTGCGGGGAAGAATTTATTGCAATTTACTCTAACCATAAACGTTATTGTTTAGCCTGTGTTCCAGATAAGTCTTGGAGAAACAGGGCAAGACATTATCTTGTAGGTAAAAAGAAATGGGATGAATTACTGCAAAAGCAAAATAATACCTGTGTGCTATGTGATAGAAACCCCGAAGTGGTGGACCATTGTCATAAGTCAGGAGAAGTTAGAGGTTTATTGTGCGGAGCATGTAATACACAAATAGCTAAAATGGATTTCGACCGTCAATGGTTGAAAAAAGCGCTAACATACATTGGAGAAGAAAATGCCATTTGTTAGCCGTTCACAGGCGAGGTTTATGTTTGCAAAACATCCAGAGCTTGCGAAGGAGTTTGCATCGGCCACGCCTAGTATTAAGTCACTACCAGAGCATAAATCTAACAAGGAGCGTACCATGAAACACCATGAAAAGCATGAAGATAAGCATCATGAAAAGAAAGAGCACCATAAAAAAGAGCATCACAAGAAAGAGCATTACAAAGAGAAGCATGAAGACCACAAGCA